GTGCCAGTCTTTAGGTAGAGTCCATGAGATATAAGTCTGACGGTCTACCAATTCCATAACTGCTTGTATAAATCTTGTGTCTGCACGGTTCCAATCATCTAGTAATAGAATGCCACCTTCTTTCTTATCAGCAATCCATTCCGGTGCACAATAAGACATTCTGTTCTTACCTGTCATCTTGTATCCATTCTTTAGATACTCTTGTACGGCAAGTTCATCTACCCATAACCCAACTTTTTTTGTTGTTGGTGCAGATAGATTTGCTAGACTGGCACCAGCTGCTCTTTGCGCTGCAGTAACCATAGCCACATCATTTCCTTGTGCACCATTTTGGTACACTTTCTTCTCTTTATACATCTGAAATTGTCTTACAGGAAAACCTACAAGGTCACCTAACTCCTCAATCTGAGCAAGGTTTAGCTTTACAAAGTTTAGTTTATTCTCCTCTGCAAGCTCTACAATTGTTGATGTCTTACCAATACCTGACTCACCTACAACCTCAACTGATACAGGACCTTTATTGTTTTCCTGAAGATATCTGTTGTTTGTAATAATGTGGTTAACAAAACCTTTGAGCTCTGTGATATTTAAATTTACTTCTGCCATTTTACTATTTATTAATTAAGTTGAATTTTCTTTCCTGGTAATTCTTCATTGATCCTACAATTAGAACTGTGTACCCATAATGTATTATTAGGACAATTCTCTGGAGCATAAGCCTCACCATCTGTTAAATATATAAGGGCTGTATAATGTCCCTTCTTCTCATTATAATGGTCTATTACAGGTTGAAAGGATGTACCCCCTCTTCCATGTATTTCCCAATCAGCTTTAGGATTAAACTCTTTAATACTATTAATCTTAGTGTCACACTGTACAACTGTAATTTTATGACCAGTCTTATGCATATGCACAAGCTCACCAAAGAATTCCTTTAGTTCATCATTATTTACAGATCCACTTGTGTCAACACCAACACATATATTATTCTTGAATTTAATCTTAAGACCTGGGTTAGCTGAGTATCTTTTATTGTACTTACGCCTCAGCTTTTTTGTATATACTATACTAGAGTTACCAACAAATCTTTTCAGATAACCTTTCCAATCAAACTTTGGTGGTTCAACATGCAATAATCTTTTAATAAGATCTGCAAGCTCCCCCGGTATATTACCACATTTCTTTTGAGTAGTTTCCGCAGCTTCTTTCAATTGATGTTCTATTTGTTTTTGCATCAACTTCTTATCAGCTTCAGGTAACTCATCAAAATCATCCCACGTAGAATGACAATATGGTGTACTACCATCCATTTGATTCATTAAGTTATCTAAAGAAGGACATGTGCCGTCTTCCTTAGCTTGTTGCAGTAAATCATAATATACTTTTGTACCTGCTTTTACAGGCAACTTAAGCTCTGGAAAGCTGGATAGTAATAAACCTCCATCAGGAAGATTACTCTCAAGTATATATTGATTTATTTCCAAGTCTGCAGCTATATTGAATAGCTTCTTATCTGGATATCTATCTCTAGTAATTAAGTGTCCAAAAGCAATATGCAATAGCTCATGCTTTATAAGACCAAACCTATGATCCTCACTAAGTCCTATATAAAACTCAGGATTGACCATCAGCTGTACACCAATATTATTCTTACTGACTGCAGCTGTAGGTATACTTTCTACATATCTCTTATTTATACCAATCAAAAAAAGCCCGTAAAAGGGCTCTTTAAAAATTAAACTTTTAGTTGTCTTAGCAACTAAGTCCTGTATGTTATTCATCTCTTATCTTTTTAAGTATTTCCATATATATACCATCTACTTTCTGCTTCTCTATAAATACATAGATCTCCTGAATAGTAAATGTAGGTAACACATAAGAATATTTTACTGCTTTACAAAAATCTAATCTACTCTTGAACATTAAAGCCTTAGCCATCAATGTATCAATAATATCTTTGTTTTCATATCCTGCATTATTATATAACTCACATGCTAATGCCTGGTCCTCTGGTAGTCCCTGAAACATTTCTTTATATTTAAAGAATTCATCTAGTGTTATTATTCTTTTCAATTTATAATTCTTCTTCTTTTATTATTAATTCTATCCACACTCCCGGATTCTTTTTATCATATGTATACTGTACAAACTCAGGTATAATAAACTCTGCATTATCATCTTCTATCCATCCATGTTTGACCATATCATCTTGTACTGTCTGTGCAGGATTTATATAATCAAATTTATGTTTGGTGCCTCTAATAAACTCAAAGCTTATCTTTACAGGTAGATCCTGCTTTGCAACTTCATTCCTAAAGTCTTCAGCATACTTGGCGTAATATTCTTTTGTCAATTTTCTATAATTCATTACAGCTTTACTGGCAATAAAATATTTACCTGTCCACCTTCTACCGTTTTTACTACTTGGAACATTCCCTGGTATAAACCATCTGTGCTTTGTCATAATCATTTATTTAATGTTTCTTTTAGTAATGGTTTCAGCATTGCATGCACTTTCTCAAAGCCATACATTTGCATGGCATCTGATACATCTTTACATAATGTAGGATGTATACCATGTATACCATATGCATCATGATATCTTTGTATAGCATGCCTACCTGCTTCATCATTATCAAAAAGAGTTATTACTTTTTTATACTTCTTCTTTAATAAAGATATGATATGTGGTTTTATCATTGTGTTCTCTGAGTCTGGGCTAATAACTTCTATATTATAACCCATACCTTTCAAGCACATTGCATCTTTAAGTGAAGAACATATAACTAAATATGGTTGATTATACTCCAATTGATCAATACCTTGGATATGATTTCTAATCTTATGAAACTTATGCTTCTTTGACTTTGGTTGGTATATCTTATATACTTCCCCGTCTTTATCAAAGTAACCATAACACCATGCACTACCTATTCTTAATGATCTAATATCACCATCCTCTTCTTTAGTCATAGTAAAATAATCAATTGGTTTTACATTATACTTCTCTAGTATAGTCTTACCAATTCTAAATCCTAACCAATACTTTCTATCTTCCACGGTCCAGTTTCTGTACTTTATAAAATCAATCTCCCACTTTGCTTGTGCTTGAAATGATTGTTCTACATTACCACCTTGTTGGATAAAATTATTGTAGTCTTCTATTATTCTACGTGTTGCTGCAGGATAATCAAGATTAAACATTAATCTAACTAAGTCAGCCTTATTACCTCCTCTACCTGTTGAAAAGTCTTTGAACTTATACTGCATAATGGATTTGTCCACGTATATGCAAAAGCTTGGTGTCCGTTCATTAGGATTAAAAATAGATTTAATCTTTATGTCTTGACCCTTCAGCTGTTCAGGAAGATCTAAATAATATTGAAAGACCCATGTGCTTGGTACGTCTGATTCTTCTAGTATTAAATTTTTAGTATTGAACATGATCTAAATATATTAAAAGAAATGGGCCCAGCATTATACTGAGCCCACTCTTTTGATTTATATTACAGATCAAAATCACTGCCTGCTGCTACAGCTGGCTCAAAATTGTCTGCTTTTGGAGTTTCCTTCTTTGCATATGGTCTGAAGTGATTTGTGTTATTTCTATCAAATGTCAATAGATTAGAATTCTCTACATTAAGAGCTTCTAATGGAACACCATCTTTACTTCTCTTTGGTAAGAATAGATCATTATTTACATAACCATCTTTATTTTCCCACTCACGTGCACCTAGACAAGCATTGATATAATCACTATTACCTAATACATTGTTACACTCAACCATGAATTCTTCAATAGTGTTTGCCTCAATCTTATCAAGAGCTTCTCTCTTATCAAGAACTTCTGATAAGTATACCATAGCTTTTAATACTTCTGTATCTCTGCTAATTTCATTACCATTCTGCAATACAGCATCTTTAAATGGATATGGGCTAAATCTAACTCTACCTACTTGGCCTGCATAACGCTCACCATTTGGGTTATTCATATCTTTCAAGAAACCATTAAACTCACCTGTTACAGGCTCAGACTCTACATGCAATGTAACATTGTATGCTTCTGAATCATATGGTGTTTGATCAAATGAAATAGAATTAATTTTAATTTTGTGGTTACCCACTCCAATTACTGGTTTAATACTGCCTGATCCAGCAGACATGTCTTTAGTACTTAACATAATTTACTTTTTTTAATAATTAATTTTTACTGATTATACTTCTCAATACAATCTTTTACAAACTGCAGGTCATTTGGGATAAAATTTTCCTCAAACATACCCATTGGTGATTTACATGTGTTCTCTCCGTTGTTCTGTGTTTCAAAACCATACTCAAGTTCACCATCATCATTTTTATTGACCTTACCAAAAAGGACTATTGAGAATAGACCCTCCAAAGTTAACGTATTGTCAATCATTTTGCCAATAGTTTTTGCTTTAATTTTTCTATTCCCGTTTATATCAGTTGAATCTTCTGAATGTGTCAAAAAGAATACTGTTAGATCATCTCTCAAGTCTTTAGGAAGCTTTGCAACCATAGCTAAGTTAGCTGCAATCTGAGTGAATTTATCATAACCTTTCTCATTTGCTCTATCAAAGTATTCAAAAGAACTCATATACTGCCAATCATCTACAACCAATGTCTTGATGTGTGGCATATTTTTGTCTACATGTTGTATAGCTTTAACTATACCAGCAGAAGAAGACGCAGATGTTATATTACCATCCTTATTTTCTTTGCTTATCTGTGTGTACTTGCTTTTCCATCCCTGAAACGGTAATGGTTTATTAGCAATATTTATAATGAAAGTCTCTTTAGGGTCTAATGTTCTGATTGAGGTTGACTTTCCTGTACCTGAATCTGCAATTACTAATACGCTATCTGCCATATTACTTTTTATTTATTACTGTTATTAATTGTTTAAGTGTTTGATTAATTTCATCTAACTTCTCAACCACTGCAACATTAAGGTCAGGAGCAGTTGAGGAAGGGAGCAGTGAGTCTGGGTCTGGTAGACTTGGATTAGCAAAATCTATAATTGCATTACCCCTACTTGTTACATCATTAATTACTTTAAGTTCACTTACAGGTATGATGTGTCTTTGAAATCCTGAGCTGGATGTAATCATCTCATACTCTTCTCTCCAGTGTGGATTATACTTATGTAGATACAGAGTTCTTTTAGGATCTTCTGTCTCATAATCTATACTTACAAATTCTGTATAGATATCTTGTTCTTTTTCTAATTCACTTGGAAAGAATGATACATGTAACTCATCTTTACCTGAAGGTCTATAAGCCATCTTAGGTATAAATAGTGCATTTATCTTACCTTCTGTTTGAAAGTAATCTTCATGTTCTATTCTAAGGGCTGCAACCTTCTCTTTTCTTTCTTGAGGTGTTAGTCCCATCTTTTTCTTATTATTTAAATTTTTAGTATTTATCATCTGCGTTCTTGTTGAGCTGGTGTTGGCATCTCATCTATCTGCATTTGTTCAAACTTTGCTTTAAAGAATGACATCCTTGCATCACCATTTCTGGCTTTTAGGAAATGTAACACCAATGTTCTATCATTTTCAATTATATATCTATCAGGACCATAGTATCTAATCTTCTGCTTTGCTGGCCTGTTGATACCTATTAGAGTATCAGCATGCTGTAGCATAGCATCAGAACCAAATATGTCTGACTCAAGTATATAATTACCATACTTACCATCTATAGC